CGGGGACGGTACCGGCCTTCTGGCAATCCCCGATGAACCTGAGCATGAGGCTGTCAACCCGCTGCTGAGGAGTGCGCTTCACGATGGGCGGCAGGTCCCAGGGGCCGGGACCCTCGTTCTTGTCCCAGACCGCCTCGTAGTTCCGGGTCGTGACCTCCACGGGAGCCCCGAAGTTCCCCCCTCCCCCCGTGGCCTTGGAGTGGTGGACCCACCTGACGGTTCCGTCGAGGTCCTGGCGCAGCACATACCCCTGGAGGGCACGCTGGGCTATCTCCGGGTCGTTGCGGAGCTGCTGAAGCTCGGCGTAGCTGTACTTGCGGCCGGGCACGATGCGACTCATAGGTCCACCCCCAATATGCGGTTCTTGATGTGTCCGACGAAGCATCCCGTGTCCACGTAGACGCGGTAGCCATGCTCCTGCGCCCGCATGCAAAAACCCGAGTCCTCGTTGAGCAACTGTCCCGCCGGGCCGTACTTGTTCTGGGTGAACCACGACCCGGCCCGCCCGTGGTACTCCTCAGGATGGTTCATCTTCTGATAGACGCTGCGGCTCACGAGCAGGAACCCCGCCCCACAGCCGTCCACGTCCAGCACCTCGTTGTCTTCCCATTCGGTCACGGCGACCCCGTGGCCGGTCTCGTCCCAGCGATGCATCGCCGGGCGAGGAGGCCGTTCGTTGGCGAAGTACACCCCGCTCACGATGTCCTTGCCCTCGGCCGTTTCGAGGATGCGGTCGTAGTGCTCAAGGCCAAAGAACATGTCGGTGTCTACCTGGAGGAGCCACTCCTCGGTCTGGTTCTGAAGGAACTTCTGCACCAGGAGGTTGCGGCCTCGGTCCAAAGACCCACCGCCGGATTCGACGTAGAGGGTGGCGGCGGTGTCGCGGTTGCGGATGAGCCCCGTGAGGCATCGCACGAACCTTGCGTCCATGGACGCATCGTGGATCATCCCTACCACGACACCGCCGGTAACCATCAGTCCTTGGCGAACGCAGCGGCCTCGCGGAGTTGCTTCTCCCGCTCCTGCTGGATGCGCTCCTCCGAGCCCATCTCCGTACGGCCGGTGAACTGCACCAGGAAGATGCCCTGGGCGTCGGCCGCGACCAACTGGAGATGGCGACTGGAGCAGAACTCCCCGAATGCCTGGGACTTCGCGTTGGCGGACACGGGGTTCTGGCAGTTACGGAACTGGCACACCTCCTGATAACCCAGCTCCGAGAGCCGACGGCGGCCCTTCTTCTCGATGGAGTTGATGACGCCCCTACCGGAGTGGAACCTGCGCCCGAGCGGGACGCTGACGGTGTTGAGGAGCTTCTCCTCGTGGCGTATCTTCTTCACGCCCGTCACGACGGAGTTCTCATCCAGCACGTCTTCGGTGGTGTACCAGACGCGGGTGCTGAAGTACGGGTCGTGGCCCCTGGATTCACAGTCCAGCCACCACTTCCCACCAGCCCGTTGGCAGTTGACCTGTGATGGGCCTCGGTCCTTGACGACGTATCGCCCATCGGTGGTGCGTTCCATCTCCACCCTGGAATACGGGCAGACGGGAGCGGCCAGGACCATGCGCCTGACCGCTGAGTTCTCGCGGACCCCGACAGAGAATCCGGGGATCTTCTTCAGCTTCTCGGTCATCTCGTCCCCTTTCAGGGCGGGAAGTCGCTCACCATGAGTGACCTACTCTTCCGGTGGCCTCTCGACTAGGACCGTCAGGTACCACAACCTACTACTGGGGTTGTAGGTGGATTGCATGACCGCAACGATGCGGCCAGAGCAACTGTGCTCCCCGTCTTCGGGAACGGAAATCATCCTGACGGTGTAGTTGAGGTTCTTAGCCATGGACCTCAGGCCAGCAGTCTCCGATATGGCCCTCCTTCCGTAAACACTTTCCCCTTGGGCAGAGCCCCCTGGCCGCCTGAAGCGACACGGCCAGGGAGCCCCACGATGCCCTCGGTCGCTCACTCTTGGGCGTGAGCGGCCGACCTATCTCCAGGGCTTTATCCCGGGTTTCCCGGTCTACGCCCCTGGGTGGTGCCTTCACGTAGTTCATCGCGGAGTCGCGGCGAACACGTAGTCGATCTCCCACTCCACCGCCGTTGTGGTGGTCGCGGCGGCGGAGAACATCGGGAGCAGCGCGACGGTCGGCGTGACCGCTAGCGCGTTCGTTCCCCTGTACGTCGGGTCCTTCCGGCCGTTGGTGGTTGCACCGGAGATGGACTGGTGGAAGTAGGCGTTGCCGAGCGCATCCACCTCGACACGGCAGACCGTGTACTGATCCACGACGCCCGTGACGCCCTCGGTAGTAGCCGCCACCGTGCTGCCAGCACCTGCGAGGGTGCTGGCCCACTTCCAGATGGTCGGGGCCGTGGCGAGCGAGGAGAAGATCCACCCCGCAGCGTCGGTAGCCACGTCCACCAGGGTGTAGGCGGTCTGGATGTTCAGTGCACCGTTGGTCGTGGTGCCCTCAACCGGGTCGTCCGAGAGGCCCGCGTAATACTGCCGGGCGGTCAGGGCAACGGGGATGACGAATCCCCACTCACACACCATGAGGCCGTTCCCTGCCCGTTCGGGCATCATCCATGGGTTGCCTGCGCCCGTTCCGAGGCCGCCGATGGCAACCTCGTCGATCTCGGCGTCCACGTTGTCCACCGAGCCCGCGACCCACCCACCGTGCCCTGCGGAGGGAGCGCCGGCTGTACCGTCCACGGCTGCGGCCGTGGTTGGGGTACCGGCTTGGGTGACGGTGACGAGCGGGTCGTCCGCGAGCACGTCCATGAGGAAGTCCTCGAACACGACGATGGAACCCTGGGGCTCGATCCAGGAAGCAGCCTTCAGGTTGATGCGCTTGTTCACGAAATCGAGGCCCTTGAAGCCCCTATCGTTGATCTGGCCGGTGGTGATTGCCACGTTGCACGTCCTTCCCTATAGCCCCTGATTACGGGGCCGTGCCTCCCCGTGATGACGGGGGAGTCAGGGGGGCGCGAACGCCCCCCTACTTCCCTTCAGTTGCCGGCAAGGGCCCAGGTCGAGCCGTAGTCGGCGTTCACCCGCTTCACAGCCTTGAGCATCAGACGCTTGGCCGTGATCTTCTCGGCCGCCGTCAGCGAGGCGTAGGCGGTGCCGCCCGAGGTGAAGGAGGTCACCTCTTCGGCGGGCTGCGTGCCGCTGTGCGTGATGACGATGGTCGTTGTCGCCACCTACATCACCCCTTACGCGGCCGACTTGAGGGTCTGTCCACGGGTGTCTGAGATCTCACAGAACCCGTAGCACTGCGACCCGACGAACTCCAACTGGCGGTACGAGGCGTCCCTCTGGGTCTCGATGCGCGGACCCCAGATCTCGTAGCAGCCGAGAGCCGAGCCGGAGGCGAACACAGCGCCACCGACGAGGCCTGAGGTCGTGACCACGAGCGAGGTCTGCCAGATCGGAACACCCATGTAGGTGCCGAACCACCCGGAGTCCCCGAACGGACGCACCATCTCGCCCCCCGTAGCCAGCGTGGCCGTGGTGGTGGCGATCTCCGTGCGCAGCTCGCCCGTCTGCTTCGGGTCGAGGTACGCCACGTAGGGGCCGGGGATGTCCCGCTGCTCCAGGCCGGACACTGCGGCGAGCAGGTCAACCGGGGTCAGCGTGGACGCAGCCGTGGTGGTGTTCGAAGACGAGGTGAAGTCGTCCATCAACGCCGCCAGGTCGGTCTCCCACTTCTCCGCCACACAGCGACCAACGATGGCCGCCACTTCGGCGTAGAGGTTGCTGGGGTGGGTCTCACGCACGAGGTCCGTGACATCGACCCGGAACCCGACCTCGGCCGCCGTGGCCGAGACCTGGCTGTCCGACAGGGCGGTGGACGAGATCTCCGTGAGGTCGTCCGCAGGTGCGGCGGCCGAACCGGGGTCGCCCCACAACGGGAACGACGCAACGGATGACGCACCGCCTGTAGCGAAGCGCAGGAACTCCCGGGACGTTAGTGCCGGGCGAAGCTCCTGCACCATCTTCGACTCAACGATCTCCGCGAATACGGAGTCATCGAGGGCGGCTTTGCCTGTGCTAGCCAACTAGTTCACACTCCTTCAGCGGTCGCGCCCCGCGAAGACAGAGCCTCCGGGGGCTGGTTGCTTCGCGACCAAGCCCGTCTTCCAAACCCTCGTTGCCTTCGTGGGGTCGGCCTCTAGGAGCTGCTCGAACTCCTCGAAGGAATAGGTCTTGGCTCCGAGCGGGGTCCCCTCCCCGATGACGGTCGGTGTGAACCCGGTTTCCTGCTTGGGCGGGGCTGGAACCTCCTCGCCCTCCTCCACCTCTAGGAATGCCTCTTCGACCGCCCATGCCTTGATGGCATCGGGGCTCACGTCGCCTTCGGTGGGATAGAACTTCGCGTGCTTGGGCTTCAGGCCGACTTCCTTGAACACGTCCGCGACGGTCGCGGTGCGTGCCTGTTGCTCGGCCTGTGCCTTGAACGCCCTCAGTTCCTCAGCCTCCTGCTTCATGGCCTTCAGTTCCTTGCGCATCTGGGCGAACGCGGCAGCGTCACGCTTCGGCTCTGGTTCCGGTTCCGGGTTCTCCTCGTCTCCGAGAAGGATGTCCTCGATGTCTGCCATCGGATGACCTCCTGTACCGCAGGGTCGGACTAGCTGTTGCTAGTGGGTTGGCTGGATACGCGCGAGATTCGCCACATGCTCGCGGAAGCACGAGGGGCCTGTCGCAGTGCGCAGGCAAGTCCTTGTGCCGCGACTACAGGTTCACAGTGCTGTCAAGGGCGCTACTGCCCCTGCGGGCGCTCCTCTTGCTGTTGGAGTTGCCCAGACTGCACGAGCGACTGCGTGGTGGCGCGAGGCTCGTAGAAGGCTTCCTGCGTAGCCAGCAGGCGCTTGGCCTTGGCGGCGGTCTCCGCAGCACCCGGCCCACCCAGCTCCATCTGCAAGAGATCCTTGGTGCTGAGCCCGTACCGCTGGAGGTAGCCGGCGTCGTACTGGCGGATGCGTGCACCGATGGCCGCGAACTCCTGGCTGGAGATGTCCTCCATCTCGAAGCCCGGCGTGAGTGCCTCCACCTGCCGAACGATCTGGAGCAGGTTCCGGCGAGTGATGCCGTAGGTGTCGGTCACCCTCTCGCCCGCGCGGCGGGCGGTGACGTCGATGCCGGCCACCTGTTCGAGGTTGGTGGTGAGGATGGCCTCCTCGTATATCTCCTCCCAGGATAGCGGTGCCGCATCGTACAGACCCTGCAGGAGACGGTTCTTCTCCTCCACATTCCTTCGTATCTGACGCTTGAGATGTTCCGGGTGATAAAGCTCTATCACCCGTATACCAACCCTTGCCATCTTATCGGCATAACAAGG